AGGGCCAGTTTCAAACTTAGACGATGTTACCTAAAACGTGAATGCCCTGAGCCTTGTCGATAATCATACCAAACTGTTGCCACAGTTCGAGATACCAATAAGGCGGAGTGGGTTTCATATCATCATACTGCTTGTAGTTCACTTCACCGAAGGTGACGAACTCGCCAACCTTGTCCCCGATAACGAGAACTTTGTCGCGAGGCAGTAAGGGCAGATAGGTATCTGGATAGTCCCAAACCTGGTCAACGGCAATGATAGGCGCACCGTAGAAGGTCCCAATCCAGCCGGTCTGCATAATCTCCACAATAGTCGTGGGGACTGCATGGAACGCAGCACCAGGGTCCTGCCAGAATGCACCAAACGTAGTAATGGGCTGAAGAGCCGATCTAACACCAACAACTGCCTTAACTTTACCAACCGTCTGGGTAATCTGGTTCATAGCTGCAATTAATGCAGCCTCAGTCAGAGCACCACCGGTGTTGGTGAAGTTGAGGGGGGTATTCACAGCGGTCCAGATCGTGGTTAGGGCCGTGAACACCTTGGTGAAGTAATAGTCCTTCAGTCTAGCTAACATCTCTGCACGAATACTTTCCACAGTTCCAATTTCGCCCTTCTCCAACTCCCATAGGTTATACATAACCTTCACATCGGCGCCATCGAGAATATAGTTCATGCGGTCAACAACCGTAATCTCGTTGCCTAAATGAATGGAGCCCGGAGCAAGTGTGTGAACACGGATACCCTTGCGAACTTTCTTAACCAGAGCATCGCCTGGTTTCATGTTACGGGTATCGAGTAAAAGGGAAATAAAATCTGTGGTAATATGCTGGGGGTTAATATATTCAACAATTAACTGGGCCAGCGCTTCGCGCTTTGCCTTATCTTTGCATAAAGCCGCAATAGCTTCCTTAAGCTGTTTCTCTTCCATAGTGATTATTTATCCTCCAAAAGATACAGACTGTGTGGCTTAGTCTAAGATGCGGAACGTCATCCGCCACGTAGCAGTATTGAACTCAACAACCTGTGCAACAGTTTGGATGGTCATAACTGCCTGAGCAGAAAGCATACCTGCTAAAGCGTTACCATCGTCAGTCACGTTCAAGACTTCGAGCGGGCACCCAGGAATAGCAAGTGCAGCACTCCAGACAAAGGCACCAGAAGCCACGGTTAAGTAGCTATCCGGCCCGAAGACGATAGAAACTTCGCCCGAAGGAATGGTCAGGCCTTCCTGAACCGAACGCTGCGTCACGAACACAGTCGCAGCAAAGGGCACATTAGTAGCCTGATCAAAACCCTGTCTTAGAGCAAAGCCATATGCTGGGTAGGTATTGTAGATAGGCATGTCGCGATTATCTTGAGCCCACATAAGGCACCAGTGAGCCCCGATAGCCTCGTTTCCAGTAAACGGTCTGCGACAACCGGGCAGATCAGTGCGGCTACCAAAGTCGTAGGCAGCATTGATATTAGCGATTAACGCCACAAACCGACCTTCAACGATGGCCTCGCAAGTCTGCACTCCAATTACATTTTCACCAAATCTATTGATTTCCATGTTTGATTAATCCTCCGTTACGATTTCTTAGCTTCACGACGCTTGTGAAGTTCTTTAACTATTTCGCCAATATCTGCGCCCGACCCATCTTCCTCAGCATCGATTTTCGGAAGATTTGGATCTATGATTGAAGACTTTGCACTCTTAGCGAAGCTAACCATTTCTTGAATAACAAATTCGAGGTCCCCTTCAGAGATCTGCAAAAAGTGGACTCTGTTCTCGTCAAAGTATGTATCGGGTTTTTCGATACCAGCATCAGTAAATTTTTGTTTGATGCTCGCTAACTTGACTCTTTCGGCTTCAACTTTTTCAGTAGCAGCCTTGAACTCACGAAGTCCAGCAACCTCTGTAGTCAAAGTTTCGAGTTCAGCGATCTTAGCCGTAAACTCAGTATCTTTGACGGTGAGGGCCAACTTTGCCGCTTCAACATCAGCGGTCAGTTGCACAACCTTAGCTTGTAGAATTTCTAACTCATCCAATTTAGAATCCTCCTGTCGGCTTAATAACTTCTGAGCCTTTTTCTGTAACTCAGATGCTTTAGCCTCTGATATTCTTTCCCCATTCGCTAATTTAATTTGCGGAGCACGTTGGACATGATTCTCTAAATGAGCGCGGTCGACATGACCCTCAGCGTCCTTATAAGGCAAATGCCTCAGACTTCTGGGCTTAGTTTTACCTTCGCTCTCTTTCTCCCCGCCGCTTTCTATGAAGAGAAAACAAGAGTCTGGTAAACTGTCGATATACGCTGATGTCCATTTTGATGCTACTGCAAGAATGGGAGTTCTACCTTCGTATGCGGGCATCCCCACAAGGGTAACGGCTCTTAGGGCCGTATTGACCAATTCGGTTATGCCTGTTTCTGTGAGATTATCTGATTCGTATACAATCTCCCAAGAGAGGTTTAGGGGCCGATTACTTGAGAATTCCTGACGAATGTAGTCAACGTCTTCTGGACGTTCTTTAGACCAGAGTGCCCCAATACCTCTGACCTGATCGCCAGCTTCTTTCAGGTGAGTGATAACCCCAATCGGTAGAGATGCGTCGTGGCCTTCGTTGATGCTGCCCAGTGCCATTTTAATTGGCATAAAGACGCCCGACTTAATTAGGTTTGCAAACTCACTTTGAGGAATACGTTGCTTATTTCCATTCGGTTTATCATCAGTAAGGATAAACTTTACCCAAGTAACCAAGGGATTGAGGGAAATGGCAGCAAAGGCTTCATCATTTAGAAGCGCATTGGTATCCTCACTTATTAATTCTACCACATTTGATAAAATCATGTCAATTTTCATTTTTCAATTACTCCTCAATAGATTCGTCAGTTTCTTCAGTAGATTCGGCTTTAGTATCCTTTTTAGGTGTTTCTGGTTTGGGTTTAGTCGGTTCTTGACCTGGGATTACAGGTTTATTAGAGAACGGTTGGGCCCCAATGTCTGGAAGTTTCAATTCTTTGGCCAAATCGATGTTTTCCTTGATCTTTCTAGCCTCATCTTCATAATCATAACCAAAGGCTTCTGCAAATGTGCTCTTGGAAACTGCCTGAATATCATATAGTTTGGTCATTCCAGCTACAAATGCCTGGAAATCGTGCATGTTTATTGGAGCAAACTTTACAGACGGAGGTCTCCCAGGCAGGTGGTTTTTTGTATGTATTGTATTAACTACGTTGCGTAATACGACCAAAATACGGCGTCTAAAGTCCTCCATAACTTTCATTGGTGCCATTGTGGATAATTCGGGATTTGTAGTATTGCTCTTTCGGGCTTCACCTGTCAATAAGATACCAGGGAACCCCAAAGCAGTGATAATATCTTCATTAACTTCCCTGTATTTACCCTCATTTAGGAGAGCTTCCAGTGGGGGTATAACCCAATTAAACTCAATGGTATGATCTGTGAATATCTGGAAGATACGTTCCATGTTCAACTGGGACTGAGACTCCCTCCAGAACATCTGTTGTTTGAGGTAGTCCACTCTATCCGAGTCATCTTCTGTAACTGGGAATTCGTCACTACCCATCTTTACCTGCAGAATGGACGCAATCGCTCTAGCCGCCAATGAATAATCCATACGTCTGAGATTGCGTTTGTGTTTCATTGGTTCTATTGCAGAATACAGATAAGGTGTTGGGTATGGAGAATCCGGTTGTGGCTTACGTCTAAATATTAGAGGATTTTCCAATAATACAAAGGGGGCACCATCCTGAACCTGTTTTACAAAACTTGGATATCTTGCAAGCAACTGTTTATACAGTTCGGGGTCCTTTTTCCCATCTCCATAATCACCTTTACCCGTTATAAAGATATGTAGTTTTTCAGGTATCTTTACAAAGTAAGAGGGCATATCTCCTAAGAGACTAGCCTTAATGTACACAGTCTGGGGATCGCGTATCCACATAGACGTGGGCAGTATTGCGCTCTCACCCTTTTTAAATCCATAAGTTTCTAACGTTGCTTTATTAACTGTTGTATAAGTAACCTCTGGAACTACTAACCCCGAGACTAGAAACTCTGCAGCCATGGATGCTGAAAAATCTAGAAGAGGGTCCTTTATTCCATAGTAAAGTCTTAAGGTATTAGGATTAACGTCCTTGCCCCCAAAGATAAGATCGTTGATACCAATCTCACTTAATCTGTTAACCGCGGTTGACGCGATTGGATCTTTCCTATAGAAAAATCTACAGAATCGGACCACTTCTTGGAAGGCCGAGTCTATATCCTTAGAATCTAGTTTATCTACATCGGCTGGAGCCCATGGGTTAGTTATGTCTCTCCAGTTCCCTGCAGCCATCATCAATCTACCAGTTTTGTCTAAGCTGGCCTTAGTCTTTTTAGGTGCCATCTTATACTCCGATACTCGCAAACCAAGAAGGTTTCATTAGTTTACGATTTCTCCTTAAGTTTAGAGATTCTTTTGTTGAGTAATAGGCCATTATTCCACACAAAAGTGCAGAAGTAAAATGGTCCTCGCCTCGCTTACCACCTCTTGCTGTCATCGTTCTATAGACTATTTCGCCGGTTGGAGTTTTTGTATAAGTCATGCGTTCCAACTCAGTTACTAACTCCAAATCCATAGATGAATACATAATCTTATGATTGTTTGAGTAGTCCTGCAAAATGGAAACTGCGAATGGCTTGGTTTTCGATTTTATTTCTTCCCCATCTGCATCTATTCCAAGAACAGTTAGAGAACTGAAATCCACAGGTATGACCCTGTTTTTGTAATCCTTCTTCGAAAAGTCTGGGTGCTCCATGAGAGTTTGTATCACGGCTACGCCGGAGCCACCACTACCTCTATCAATTCCAATAACGTTGGGGTTAAATCTGGTATCTAAAACATCAATAAGCCGCTGTTGGATTGGATAAGATACCTTTTCTAATCTAATCCTACCATGAAACTTAATCTGACCATGTTTATCTTCATACATTATATTAATAGCCGTTGGTTCGGTATATCCCAAATCTACGCCGAAAAATACAAAAGAACCCTTTTCTTTATCCGGTAATGGGGGAAAAAGCGCAAGTTTTACAAAATATTCTGCTATGTTCTCCTTTAATTCTATACCATTTAAGGTCATTTTGTAAACCGGGTAGCTGCCTATCTCAAACATCTCTCTATCGAATAAAGCGAAGATTGGCTTGCCATGAAGTCCCATAACAAAGTGGATAAAGTCGTCACTGTCCTTATTACCATAGTTCTTGATGGCATCTTCTTCGTCCCTCTCGGAAAATCTGGGGTTTTGATAGGCAGAAATACGGTGTTTGGTGAAGTTGGAGTTCTCCTGATCGGTGTGAAATAGCACGTTCTTCTCTCTCATGCCCGTGGGCACACCCGAGGTAATCTGCCTAAATCCAGATGTCCACTTGTTAAGTGTGGGTTGGAGTTCCAGCCAGGTACCCCATGGGTAATAACCAGCCTCATCTACGATTTCGAAGGGGGTGTGTAGACCAATGACGTTTACGCCTGTACCAGTCTGACCCGCGATTCTACACATCAATGTACACATATTTAAAAGTTTGATAGTAAAGTCGGAGTTGTTTATACCTGTCTTAGCCTCTATCCAGTTCTTGAGTAACGTATTGGATCTAAGCATCTTGGTAAGTCTGGTAAATACAGGTTCTAGTTGGGCTTTGCCAGGTACAGTATAAAGTACATATTCGTCCCCGAATATCTTATTTATCATTGCCCAGATTATCATACCAGTTAGTGCCCAAGTCTTGCCAACCGAGCGGGCACAACAGATAGAGACGAAGTTACTCCAGTCGCATAAGAACTCTTTTTGGTAGGGGG